GCATAATTGGTTTACCATCTGCACTATCAACCCATTTCCACTTTCTCAGCGCCGGATGATCTACCCTTCTGTAGTCACTGGTATTTCCTACAGCCTCTCTTTGTCCAGTCTCAGGATTCTTCCTGTAGAACTTAGGATGAAGGTCGGGATTCACTAGATAAGCTTCAGGTGTTGCAGCCTCTCTAGGTAAAGTCTGCCCACCGCCGGAAACAACAGCCAATGGCCTCCCATCTTTCCCTTTAAGCTCAGTCAGAGACTTGACAAAAGTTCTGGCAGCAAGCATTTCTTTAAAGGCAGAGTCATAGGCAGTAACTAGAAAAGCCGCATCTTTGTTCTTAGGGATAAAACCTAACTGTTCCCCTTCAAAGTATGTAGCAAAGACACGCTTCTTGATAAGCGCAGGATCAGTGCCAAGCAAGCCAGAGTTTAACTGAGCGCGTAGCTTATTACCATGCAGCGTGTTACTCCAAACATGGTTGATATAGTTTTCTACCCCATCTTCTAGGATACCTGCGTTTATAGCTTCGTCTAGCATGGAGTCGAAATAGTTCTTGATGTTTTGGGCGAAGGTCTTTTGCTCAGGAGATAGATTGAGCGCAGCCCTATACCCCCTTCCTAAAGCAGGGTCTTTGGTGTGTGCAAGTCTTTGGTTGATAACCGCTTCGTTTCCTTCAGCTTCTATCCAGTTAGTCATGCCCTCCCTGATTGCTACATCTGGAACCTGTGTCTTGAACTCCTTGGCGAAGCTGTGAGCCTCTGTCTGGAACTTTAATCGGGCATAAAGGTAATCCCCAAAGGCGCCCTTGAAGTTTGTATAGACAGGAGCGCGAGTATAAGCGTCCCACAACCCACCACCACCGGCCTTGAGAAGTTCTAGCCCCGCATCAGCTTTGTTTTTAAAAATCTGCCCTACCCCTGCTATCTTTTGTGCATAGGTCATGCGAGTTGCCGTAGTGGTACGAGGTACACCGGCTAAGGCATTACGCAACTGGGTAATACTAGGAGGCGCTTGATTCACACCAGCAGCCTGAGCGCCAGGGCCAGGGGAAACAGCCTTGCCCGTATTCGGGTTTACTTTTTGCTTTTGAAGCTTGGGAGGCTTAGACCCGCCCTGTGCAGACTCGAATGCACGCTTGAGAGGTTTGGCTTTGCCCTCTATGTTCACAACCCATTGCCAAGGCTTCTCTTTAGACAGAGTTTCCAAGGCACCGGGGATATGCTCACTTGTTAACCCTTGATTCGGGATAGGCTTGACTTGATACTTGTCAAATGGGCCAAGATCACCCCTATCATCCAGTACCAGAACCCCAACCTTCTTGCCTACCTTAGAGCCGTGAACCTGTAACCACTCAGCTACTTCAGTCCCTCTTGGTGCCTTATAAACTCCATCAGAGATAACAGTATCCCCTCCTAAGTTACCAGTCTTGCCAATCACCCTGCGCGGCCTTACCCCTGCCTTAGTTAGCATTTCCTCTAAGCTTTCGATGGTGGAACTCTTACGCCATGAGGACGAAACCACTATCCTTGCACCGGGGCGCTTGTCAAGTAGCTCATTTAGTGCAGCAATGTTATCAGGCTCAAAGTATGCACTATGCCCCGGCGCACCACTCTTGTTGAGCACCCCGTCAATATCAAGAAAAATTACATCGGTCCCTTTAGCGTTAGGCCGCATCTCAGGAGCGGCATGTTTTGGCCCGTCGTCAAAGGCATCGAGGATAGCTAGTTGTTCAGCATTCAGCGTCGGCCCTTCAGACACTACAGGGGATTGTTTGGGCTTAGGAGGGCCGACCTCTACCTTAGCTTGAGACTTCGCCTTAAGTTTAGGTTGACGGCCAGGACGTACTCTAGGAGGTATAGCGGCAGGGGCAGGGGGTTTCTTGGCTATTCCAAGAATAGGGAAGACTTGATTGGCAATAGAGTCAAGGGTAGAGACAAGCCCCTCGCGTTCTTGTTGCATCTTGCGAACGGCTTCTTTACCAAACATCTTTTCGTGGAGAGGAGTGACAAGGCCCTCTTTCGAGGAGCCTAAGATTTCCATCGCAAGAGGAAAAGCATTGGAAATCTTCTTACCAGTCTCAGTCTTGGGAGTATACCCAAGCTTCTCATTCAGGAACCCGGTAATACCTTCCTGGGTTTTTTGTGCTTCTGAGAGGCTTCGTGTAGTAATGAGTCTAGCCAAACCAGCAAGACCACCGGTAGCCATACTGGGTAGACCAGTAATAGCTTGGCTAGCAAGACCCCCCATCCCTTCAAGGACTTCATAGGATTTGCTTGCTGCTCTTTTCGGGAGAGATTTTTTCTTCGTGCTCTTGATGTAAGAATCAAGTTCTTGCAGCGTCGTGCCATCCGGGACATCAAATACACCCTCCCCCTCTATCTCGTATCTCATATCTCATGGCCTTACTGTGCTGGAACCAGTTTCCCGTTAACTCTCTTGAGTTTAACAACCTTGCCGTTGATATCAAACCCACCACCCCCACCACCCTGTTGCTGTCCACCAAGAAGCATCTGTAACTGTTTTTCTTCTCTAGACGGCTTCTCCAGGGTCCAGCCTTGAGGCGGTTCATAATCCCCCTCAGCAGAAACCGGGACCATTTTAGTGCGGCCACCGGGACCGTAAATAGTAACTAACTTTTTCTTTTCTGTTTTCTCTTTGCCCTCAAGCTTATCAGACCTTCTTCTTTCAAACCTACCTTGGATACCAGACTGGGAGTTAGCGGCACGCCTGTCTGCCCTATCCTCATGCAGCCTAGCCCTTTTCTCAGCAGCAGTCAGGGACCGTCCAAGGCGCCGCTCCATTGCGGCCAGAGATTCCCTGTGCTTCTTGTCGGAAGCGGCAAGCGCGGCAGTCTGTCTTTCATCCCCTATCCTTTCAGCCTCAAGTTGTGTCTTGGCTCTCGCCTTTTCCTTCTTCTCTTCTAAGGCTTCTCTTGCTTTTTCTTTTTTATCTTCTACAGTCAACTGTCGCTTCTCTCTCAGAGTCTCCATCATCAAACCTTTGACCTGAGATTCACGATCTTTAAGGTATTGTCTGTACCTCATAGAGCTTTCTTGCCGGTATTTTTTGAGAGGTTCACCGCCGACCAGATTGTCTGGATTGATCCCCATTTCTGTCGCCACTTCTCCTGCAAAATCATCCCATGTTCTGGCTGGCCCGATAATCTGTTGTTCTTCAGGCGACAAACCAGTAGACGCCCTGGGAGCCGCAGCAGTAGGAGCTATAGCAGGAAGGCCCAAGGGAGAGTTAGAATTCCCTCCTTGAACCATATTGGTAAGCATCTGTAAGATGTCGCCACCACCTTGTTGTGGTTGCTGCACAGGGGAATTTGCTTGTATGTCGGGGATATTCAAACCTACGCTTTTCGCAGCTTGCTGGATACTCCTATACATATCAGGATTAATCCCGAAAGTATTGCCTATTTCAAGCAAATCTGAAAGGTTACTACGCTTCCTATTTTGCTCGGCTGTTTTAACGCTTTGTCCAGCTTGTTGCATTTGCAGCATAGAGCCAATCAAAGATAGCGCATCTTGGATTGCCACCACACACCCCCTTAGCTACTACCAAGCAAACCACCAATGATAGCACCAACTACCGCACCATAAGGATTCCCGCCGCTCATTTGCCAGCCAGCATATGCCCCGCCAGCAGCACCACCTAAGCCACCGGCAACCTGTTGCCCAGTAGACGCCCCGCCCATTTTAGATATAGAACCCGCAGGGCCACCACCCCCCATCGTGTTAATCAGGGCTTGGGGGTTAGTGCCAAAGAGGGACATAATCATCTGAATTTCAGGGAGATTTGCTTTCGTGGACATCTCCCCTGCGCCTGCCAGCGAAGATACCATCCTCGGATCACCAGGGTTAACTCCCATCCTACTTGCATTCTCTCTCAAGGCATTAGAAGACTGAGCTAAGTTGAGAGCACTAGCCCCAGTGTTATTGCCCATTGCCTGCATCAACATCTGGTTCAGTTGGGGGCTTGCGGCACTAAGCCCTTTAAGTTGAGTTTCGCTAAAGTTGGTGATATAGGGAGCTAGCTCTTTCAGAATTGCCGCCTGCTGTTTATTCAGTTCAGACTCTTGAACTGTATTAGTAGATGTTTTTCCCCCGCCACCCATATCATACCTCTCTTGTCAAGTAATACCTAGTTAACCTAAAATCATAGTTAGCCGAAAGTATCCCAACTACAGCAAGACTTTCAGTGTAGCACGAAAGCAAAATCTTCTCCTGCCCTGTTACTTCCTTGGCCCATGCTATTATTTCTGCTAAAGCCTTGCGCTTCATATCAACCGGAATAAAGCCTTTTTCAGAATAAAGCTCGTGGATAAGAGCCTCAAACCTATCGAAATGCGTTTGAATAGTTACTATCGCATAGCCAACAGGCACCGTAATTCCTTGGAGAACTTGGCTTTCATCATACGCAATCCATATCCCAGTTGTAGGAAGGGAAGCATTAAAGGTCAGCCATTGCAAATAGCTGGCATGAGAGAACTGTTTGCAATACTCTTGCGTTAAGTGGAATTTCTCTATCATCGGAAGAATAACATCAAGTTCTGAAATTGTCTTTACCTTTTTAATGATAACCATTGGCTACCTCCAACAAGGGATATACCCCCCTACCCCACTCATATCAACAGCAATCCACATAACAGGGTTAGGAGAAGATATATCTCCAGGTTTGGTATCCACAGAAAAGCTTGCAGGATTGGACCCTACCACTGTAGAAGTATCAACCCTTATAGCTCCCTTGATATGACAAGTGGCGCTTGCATTCGCTACACCTACACCAAGAACACCCGCATTAGAAAACCTCTTACCGTTCAAGTCAACGTTCTTTACCGCGCCACTGTAATGCACAGCCTCTTGGTCGAGGTATGTAGGCTGAACTTGCAATGCCTGAGCTGTTGTAGCTACACCAGAGAAGACCCCTGTGTTTGCCTTGCCGTAGATATCCAATAGCGCACGGTTGATTTGGACAATCGCTCTATTAAGATCGTCTACTAACCTATTAAGATCACCTGTCTTCTGGACATAGGAAATTTGGTGACTTGGGAACATTACCTTAAACCTTCCTCTTTCTCGTAGTTGTCCATATGTATCAGTCTGATTCTACCTGCACCACTCAATCCCACAGACAAATAGCCTGCATCATCAGTAGGGGGCAGTGTAGCCTTACTTTGCAGATATCCGCTGGTTATCGAGACTATATCCCCAGAAGAAGCAACGAAATCATAGTAAGGTGTAAGTGTTATAACCTGACCAGAATTGTTAAGACTTTGAGTATAAAGCCAAATATTCCTTAAAGTAGTAGTAGGGCTAGGATTACCAAATTCTTTAGTCCTAACTGCCCAAGGAATAGCTTGCCCGAAGTCTGTATTGCCTGTCAAAAATTCACAAACTAACCCAGAGTTATTGCCATAGAACAGTCTATACCCATCCCTTGCCCCACTCCAAACTGACCAGCAATTGACATTGATGTTAGGGAAGACAGACCAAAGATCGTTGGTGTTGTCATAGCACAGCACCGTATTGTTACCGGTCCCAGTCCCATTGTTCATAGCTAAAAGGTAGAACCCCCTAAAGTAAATGCCTGCTGCATCCTGAAGACTTACCCTGTCAAGCCCATCAAGTAGAGGTGCTATCTTGCTATCCTCAAGACTGATATTCTTAAATCGCAGATTGTACTTTATGATCCCTTCATCAGAGAGCCAAAATACCTCTTGAGGCCCAACTGCTAGGCTCTTAGGTGCTATACTACCGTAGCTCGGATGAATCTTGATTAGACTACCATTGTCTATCATCCAAGTAGAGCCACCTTTGAGGATATGAAGAAGGTTCATGAATTCAAACACCCCAGTTATCTCATACCCGTCGTTTGGACTTACGTCTAACACGTTCTCAAGAGGTACGTAATGAGGTGCGTAAGGTTGAGAGAATCTTATCCTACTTGCATATCTTACTCCATCCTCTTCTATCAGATTAAGATAGTAAGTCTGCTGAGATGCCGCCGTGTAAATCCACTTTGCTTTAGGAGGAGGCCATCTAGTTTCATCCAACACTCCACCTAAAACCTCTTGGGGTATATCATCTCTGAACACTGTAGTAGTGTTGTCAGCTATCGTGTAAGCGTGTCTCATGACAGGCTCAGTGATATTTCTCCTATATATCTTGCGTCCAGTCACTCCTAGACTAAAGGGCGCAACCGGAATATTGGTCAAGTTCGCAATAAATCTAGTCGCTAGGAAGGTAGAGAAGATTGTGCCTGAAGTTCCATATATGGTGCCTGAATAACTAGGACTAGATAACTCGGTAGGCCCGTCCATCACGATATTGCTTGTATAGGTAAAGCTTGAGAGAAGAACCCCTGAAGTCTGATAACTTGGGTTACTCTCAATCTCTACCCCACCAGGGCCACGCTTCACAAAAGTTACTTTGTAATATTCCCTCCCATCAAACCCTATCCCTGGTTGATTTGGCGAAGAGATAGTACCCCATTGTGTACCCTCGATCAGCCACGCCCATTTACTAGCGTAGGAGTCTGGGGCTATGTCGGCAGAGGGAGCATACCTATCTATCCGACTGTTTACATAACCAAACCATAAACCTTCCCCGCTAATAGCTATAGAGGAAACCACAGGAGGGCTTTTCACCATCCTGAGATTATCTATAGCAACAGCCGAAGACGTATTTGTAGAGTAAAAATTGATACTCGTTCTACAAGATGTCCATGCAAAACCGCTAGTTATAGCAAAGCATACCTTAGGAACCGAGTGAGTCATCGACCAACTATCGTTGGCAGAGTAAACCCATGAAGACAACCGAGCCAAGTCTACAGAAGCTTGACTATTACCAGCAGCTTTAAAAATTAAGAGTAAAGAACTAACACTTGCTTTTGGTAAAGGCACAGTGAAAATCTGAATCAAATCATTTGTTGTACTAGGTACGCCAGGGGCAAATTCTGTAAGGTTATCACAGCTACTTACATTGACTACTATGCTTTCCGCATCAATCCCGGCAGCAAGTAACAGCGAGTTTGCCCCTCTATCAGTATGAAGATAAGTGTAATCTCTTACTAAATCTCCTGGATTGGTTTTAGACCATGCAGCAGGATCATCAAAGTCACCTATATATTTGATAAACACAGGGCTTGATAACCCTGCATTATCGATCACACTCCCATCAAAAAGTTTTACTGCATTTGAAAGGTTAGTAAAGTAAAGGTAATCGTCGTAAGAAGTTACAGACACATCTCCACTAGCTAGAGTTTCGCAAGAAATGTTTGTGAACACCCCAGAGGTGCTAGACACATACACCTTGCCACCAGCAAAGGCTGTAAAGTAAGAGGTGCCATCCTGTTTGTAATGCTTCTTGAGAGCTACAACAGGGAAAGGAAGGGAAGCATTTACCGCTGTCCCTTCCCTCACATAAGCACCATTAGAAAACAGAATGTTATCTGCTTGCTGGCACTCTTCAGGGCTTATCAGATGTGGAACCGAAAGATTCAACCCTTTAGAAAAGTTAGTTGAAATCCTTCTTGGATCAGTATTCATACTCCCTACCTTCTTACATAGTCAGAGTTAGGCGACACGCTAGACTCTTCCTCAAACATCCCATCATAACTATATTCAAGTTTCTGAACTTCTCTATCATACAGCCCTTGGTAAAGCTGAAACCTAGAGTCGTTATCTTTTAGCATACACTGTGCCACTGTCCAGTACACACTAGCCATGTAGCCTTTTTGTGAAAGCTGATTTGTATCTGTATCAGAAGACAGTGAAGTAGGCTCTTTCACGTATGGGACAACCAAAGTCCCAGAAGTAGAAGGGGGGTATACCCCGATAGTGCTTTCATTTTCCATGAAATAGTTAGTCGGGGTGCTCGGCGTAGCACTTAAAATCTGATCTCTGCCTATCTTCTTCTGATTCTTATGAGTGACTTTATGGACCATAGTACTGTCTTTGAAAGTCAAGTCTTTAGTTTCGTCAATCTTGAGAAAGTCAGACGAGACACTAACAGTCCACACCCCAGACGCCAGAGGACAAGAATAGTTACTTTTAGGGTA